TCGCACTGGCCGGCAGTTGATGGGCGACATTCCGGACGATGCTTTCGTCGTCGGCATCGTGAACGCGAACAAAGGGCAGGCACCGATAAGGAAAGCCTTCGACGCGCAGCTTCTCGCGTTCGCTCTGTTCGCTGAGAAACACGACGACGCGATCCTTTATCTGCACACGGAACGCTACGGCGGCATGGGCGGAATCCCACTGGATCCACTAATCGCCGCGTGCGGAATCCCGGAAGAGAAGATCCGGTTCGTGAATCAGTACCAGAATCGGATCGGCATCCCGGCCGAAGTCATGGCGGCGCTTTATACCGGTATGGATTGCCTACTTGCTCCGACTCTGGGCGAAGGCTTTGGGATCACAGTCATCGAGGCTGAGTCCTGCGAAACACCAGTGATCGTAAATAATTTCTCGGCTCAGCCGGAGCTGGTGTCCGATGGGATTAGTGTTAAAGGGCAGCCGATCTGGGACGCGTCGCAGAATGCCTGGTTTCAGATGCCGCTGGTTTCCGAGATCGTCCACGCGCTCGAGTGCATGTATGAACGTAAGGGCGAGCGGTCGAGTGAGGCTCGCCGGCACGTCGTCGAGAATTACGACGCGGACAAGGTTTACGCGGATCTTTGGCGGCCGCTGCTTGAGGATCTTCCGTGAGGGTCGCCTGGGTGACGCACCACGTTAAGCGCTACGTGGATGAGACGTGGCTGCTGCCAGGCGGAGTCGGTGGCGCTGAGATGACCGATGCCGCTATGATGGAGCAGGCTCCGACTGATATCGACATCGACGTCATACACGCGGAGCGGTGGGCCGAAGCGCTCGATTATGACCGGATCGTGATTACCGGCACTGATCTTCTTACCGATGAAGCCATGCTGCGGCTGGCGGATACGTCTCCGCTGGTGTGGGTGCATCATCAACAGACACCGAACGCGGCGCGGCGGGAGCTGTTCTCTCAGGCGAAGCCGTTCGTGACCATGAGCGAGGCTCATTCGCGGGTCGAGCAGGAATGGTCGGATGTTCCGTCGGTCTGGTGTCACGGCCATATCGACCTGACGGACATCGACGGATCGCAGCAGAAAGAGACGGCGGCACTGTGGGCTGCCCGAAATCATCCGCAGAAGGGTCTTCTGGCGGCTCGAAGGTGGGCGCGGGCTAATGACCTACCCTTAACGGAGTTATCGTCTGTGCCGCGTCGAGAAGTCCTCGACGAGATGCAGATGCATGAATACTTCGTGTTCCTGCCGCAAGGCTTCGACTCGTGTCCGCGGACTCTGATCGAGGCGCAAGCGGCCGGATGCATGATCGTCACGAACAGTAATGCCGGCCGGGTCGACGACGGCCCGCTCCAGGAAGTCATGGCCGTACAGGCTCCGAGGTTCTGGAATTGGCTGTGAGCGTCGGCATCGTCACCAGCTGCTACGGCCCTACCTATCACCGGTTCCTCGATGACTGGTCGGCCGCCATCCTCGACCTGAACACAGCGCCGGACTGGATCACGGTCATTCACGACGGAGTCGACAGCAACACTCGACAGCGACTCGATCGGCGGCACGACATCGTCTGGATTGAGGACACGCTGACGGCGCATCGGCAGCATCCGCAAGTGCACGTTAACGAAGCAATCGCGCAGACGTTCACTGACTGGATCCTGAAAGTCGACGTCGACGACGAGCTGCTGCCGCACGCGCTGGACGGCTGGCAGAAGACACAAGCCGACGTCGTGAGCTTCGGCTACCGGATCGATCTCGCCGATCATCCCTCCAGGCCGATCAGCGCTCAAGAGATCCAACGTCGAACAGATAACCCGATCGGCAGCTGCTCGCCGTTCCGCCGCTGGGTGTGGGAAACGAATCACTTCGCAGACTTGCTGTATGACGATTGGGCGTTCTGGATTCAGGCGGCCGAAGCGGGAGCAACGTTCACGAACACTGGACGAGTCGACTACCGATACCGGTCGCATCCGCAGCAGATGAGCCGCAACATCGATCACGCTCAAGCGATGCGCGAGATTGAGTCGCTGTGATTACTTATCCGCAGCTCGGCCAGAACGGTCGGCTCGGTAATCAACTTTGGCAGATAGCCAGCACGATAGGCATCGCTGTTGATCTCGAGGAAGACTGGAGCTTTCCGGACTGGCCGTACCGTGAGCACTTCCAGATGCCAGATGAATGGTTCACGAATAAGCCGGGAGTCGATGCCTCGAATCTGGCGATCAGGCTGCCTGAAGCGGCCCGCATCTATTTGCAAGATTCGTATTACGTTCAGTTAGCCGAGGACATTATTCGGCCGGCATTCCAACTTCGACCGGATCCGCTGATGGATAGCATCTGCGATCTCGCGATCATCGACCAGGCGGCCGCTGTTCACGTCCGGCGCGGGGACTACGCGGAAGAGTGGCGCGGTCACGGCATGCTCGATCGTGACTGGTATCTGCAGAATTGGCCGACTAAGCGCGTGATCGTGTTTAGCGACGACCGCGACTGGTGCGAAGAGAACCTGCCCGGCCGGGTCGCTCGGTTCTCCGAGATGGACGACTTCTATCTGATGGCGCATGCCGGAGAGCATGTGATCTCGAATAGCAGTTTCGCGTGGTGGGCAGCTTGGATTTCCGGCGGAGAAGTGACGTATCCGGATCCGTGGTTCACGTCTGCACTGGTAGGTCGGATGCACTGGCCGGGCTGGAAGAAGGCTCCTCGTGTTGGCTGACTGGTCGACGCTCGAGCAGCTCGGCATGAAACCGACGAGGGTGCTGCACGTCGGAGCGCACAAGGCAGAAGAAGCAGACGCTTACGCGGCGGCCGACTGCGAAGTGATCTGGGTTGAGGCGCAACAGCATCTAGCCGAAGAGCTCCAGGCCGCCGGCCACGATGTCATACATGCAGCGATTTGGTCTGAGCCGACACTGTTAACGCTGCACGTCACGTCGAACGGTCAGAGCACAAGCCTGCTGCCGCTGTCGCTGCATCGACAGAAGTACCCGGATATCACGGTCACGAGCACGAGAGTTATCGAGACGACAACGATCGACGCGCTTGGCCTCGAGGTCGATATGCTGAACCTTGATATTCAGGGCGCGGAGCTTGAGGCGCTGAAAGGCGCGACTCGGACTCTGCAGAATGTCCGCTGGATTTACACTGAAGTAAGCGTCGAAGAGCTGTACGAAGGCCAGCCGCTCGAGGACGAGATAACCGAATGGCTGGCGGCCCGAGGATTCACAAGAGCCTTCCGAGCCTTAACCGATTACGGCTGGGGCGACTGTCTGTATGTAAGGAGCCTAGATGGCGATCACTAACGGCTATGCCACGCTCGAGGAAGTGAAGAAGGCAGCGCGGATTACTGATGCCATCGACGACTCGCTGCTGGAGATCAGCATCGAATCTGTCTCACGAATGATCGACGCGTACTGCGAGCGACGCTTCTTCACGAACGGAACCGAGACGCGCTTCTTCACGGCCACGGATTCCTACGTCTGCGAGGTCGACGATATCGCCGGGACTGCGATCACGGTGGAGACCAGCGCCGGCCTTGATGGCGTCTACGACGAGACGTGGACTGACAGTGATCTGCAGCTGGAGCCGCTGAACCGTCGAGCCTCGGGCCTCGACTTCCCAGTTACTCGGCTACGCGCTGTCGGCGATTACGTGTTCCCGGTCGACCGGGTCGGCGAAACCGGAGTGCGGGTAACGGCCGTTTACGGCTTCGGTACTGCTGTCCCTGTGCAGGTGAAGCAGGCAACTATCATCATGAGCCTTCGCCAATATAAGCGCTACGACTCTCCTCTAGGCGTCGCCGGATTCGCGGATCTTGGAGCCGTGAGGGTCGGAAAGTTCGATCCGGATATGATGATGCTGCTTTCACAGTTCCGTAAAACGAATCCGGGTGTCGCCTGATGGCATCGATCACGAATCTGAGGACTGCGCTAGCCGAGAACATGGCCGGCATCGACAGCCTGAGAACAGCCGCCATCATTCCGGAAGATCCGAAACCGCCAGTCGCAGTTGTCACGTTCGACCGAGTCGACTTCGATACGTCGATGGGCCGCGGCCTCGACGAATACACGTTCAGGATCGTGCTGGTTGTCGGCCGGGTCGACACCAGAGGATCACAAAACGAGCTTGATAATTTCCTGAGCGGCAGCGGAGCTAACAGCCTGAAGACCGCTATTGAAAGAGATAAGACTCTCGGAGGAGAAGCCAACAGCCTCCGAGTGACTGCCGGCGAGAACATTCGTGAGGTAGTAATTGGAGAAAGTACCTATCTGGCGACTGACTTTGTGGTCACCGTCTACGCATAAGGAGAAAGAAAGTGGCTAAGTTCGTAGTTACTGAACCGGTGATCGTGTTCGCCGGATCCACCGTTACCAGCTCGTGCGCGAGCGTGACCATCAACGTCGAAGCAGACGACGTCGAGACGACTGCCTTCGGCGCGGCCGGAGGGTTCCGCACTCGCATCGGCGGCCTGAAGTCCGGCACTGTCGACTTCGAATTCCATCAGGATATGGCGGCCGGAGCGATCGACGAGCTCGTCTGGACTAACCTCGGCGGCACTGCCGCGGTGAAGGTTCGGCCGGGTGGCACAGCTGCCATCAGCTCCTCGAATGCCGAGTACCAGTTCGACGTCGCGGTGCTTCAAGCGAGCCCAATCGATAGCGCCGTGGGCGATCTGGCGACGGTCAGCCTGAGCTTCCCGATCACGGGTGAAGTCACTCGAGCGACCGCTGTCTAGTCATCTGCATTCCTAGAAAGGATCCTGCCTAATGAAGATGAATCTCCGCGTAACTAATGGTGACGGGTCGACCGTCGATGCAAACGTGTCGGCGGTCGACCTGGTCGCATTCGAGGCGAAGTTTGACAAGTCGGTCTCACGGTTCCAAGAAGAATTCAGGGTCACTGATATTTATTGGCTCGCGTGGCACACACTGCAACGCAAAGACAAGAATATCGGCACCTTCGAAGAGTGGCTCGAACACAAAGAACCTGAGGTCGTGTTCGGCGGCACTGACGAGGAGATCGTCCCTTTGGAGAACAATCCGCAACCTGGCACATAGTCCATCTGGCTTACGAGTTCAGACTGGCACCATCTGTCATTCTTGCGGAATCCGATCGGATGATCGTCACGATGCAGCGCTATCTTCGCTGGCGTCAAACACAGCAGAAGAAAGCCAATCAAAGATAGGGCTTCCATGTGGTACATCGACGTCAACGTAACAGGCGCTGCAGCCAAGATCGATCAGATTAAGAAGTTCGATAAGGAGCTGTGGAAGGGCGTCCAACGAGACGTGAAAGACGCAGCGAAGCTCGTCGTCAACGAAGCGAAGAGCAACGTTCCGTCATACGGCTTGTATAACAGTGAACGTGGGATAGTCAGCTGGGGTCAATGGACGTCGGGTAACGGACGTGATCTTTCGTTCGATTCCGGTACTGTTTCCGCGAGCATAAAGCCGGCTTTCCGTTCTCGCGTTCGAAGCGGTTTGCGGATTGTGAAAGGCCGGGCGCAGATCTGGAATCCGGGTGGCGCTATCTACACGCTGGCTGGCTCGAGGAACCGTTCCGGGCATCCGTTCAATACGAACATCAATAACCAGGCGGGCGGCTATCCGGGTAAGGCGGCTTTCTGGCCGCGGATTCTGACTCCAGCGTGGTACGCGAAGGGCCCGGAAGCATCTCGGCTTATCGGTAAGACAATCGAAGACGCTATCGACAAAGCGAATAGGTAGGAGGCGGACGTGGCTAAGAAGGCTGTCAATGTCTCCATCAGCGGTGAATATAACGATAAAGACATTCTGAGGGCTATCAAGGATCTTGAGGCTCTACAGAAGCAAAGCCAGAGCACCGCCCGCAAGATGCAGGACGTCGGCAAGAAAATGTCGATGGCGCTCACTGCTCCGCTTGTTGGCATTGGGGTTGCAGCCGCGAAGTCCGCCATGGACTTCGACGACGCGATGACGAAGATCACCAGCCTTGTCGGCATCGGTGCGCAAGAAGTCGACGGTATGCGCCAGGAAGTGCTCGGCCTGGCGGGTGAGACCGCTAAGGCACCGAACGAGCTCGCGGATGCGCTGTTCGTTGTGACGTCCGCTGGCTTGCGTGGGCAAGAAGCGATGAGTGCCCTCGAGTCGGCGTCTAAGGCGTCGGCGGCCGGGCTAGGAAACACTGCAGATATCGCACGCTCGGTGGCCGGTGCAGTGAACACGTATGGCACTGAGGTTCTCAATGCCTCTAAAGCAACTGACATCATCGTTGCAACTGCACGCGCCGGTAACTTTGAGACGTCTCAATTCGCGGCCGCTCTAGGTAACGTTCTTCCGTTTGCGTCCGCCGCGGAAGCGAGCCTCGAGGACGTCGGCGGAGCGGTAGCGCTTCTTACTAGGACTAACGGCGACGCTTCAAAATCAATTACCAGTGTTACTGCTTTGCTGCGAGCAGTTGCGACACCGACGAAACAAACACAAACGCAACTGCAGAAACTAGGTTTAACGACTGGCGACGTTCGCGATGTCATGGGCGAGCAGGGCCTGGTCGAAGCGGTGCGCTTACTTGATAAGCGTTTAGGCGGCAACCGTGACCAGCTGCAACAGGTTCTTGGATCAAGCGAGGCTGTCGCAGCAGCCATGCAAATTCTTGATGCTGACACGGAAGCGTTAGCTGGCACTTTCGGCACTGTGTCAGAAGCGACTGGTCTAACAGATGAAGCATTCGATGCTGCTAGCCAAACTGCAGGATTCCAATTCCGGCAAGCATTGCAAAACCTTCAGGCCACACTTATCAAATTTGGCGACGAGTTAGCGCCGGCAGTCAGCACTTTATCCAATGGAATCAGTGCTGTGGCGTCTGCCTTTGGTGCGATGCCTGGGCCGATGAAAACCTTTGTTGTCGCTCTTGGCGCGGTTGTCGCAGCGATTGGCCCGATATTGTTTCTTGGCGGCAAGCTGCTGATTCTTAAGAGCACGCTCGGTCTGCGAGCGCAACAGATGTCGGCTCGTATGACCACTGCTTTCATGACCGCCCGTACTGGTTTTCAAACTATGACTGCCACTATGCGCCTAGAGATGATAAAAGCTCAGACGCAAATGGGCGCTATGGCGGCCGGCGCTCGTGTTATGGCAGCGACCATGGTAGGAGCCTTCCGTACAGTGGTCGTAGCGGCACGAACGTTGCTAGGCGCTCTCGGCCCAATCGGAGTCGCTATCGGCTTGCTGAGCATCGGCTTTTCTACGATGCAAGATCGAATTCAAGAAACGAAAAAATTCGTTGACGATTTCCGAGGAAGTTTGGATCAGACCACCGGCGCTCTGACTGAAATGTCAGCAGCGATGGTGACAAAGAATTTCCGATTGAATCTTGACGAAGGTGACATTAACAACCTTCGAGATATGGGCATCGGAGTCAACGATCTAACAGAGGCTGTCCTTGAGGGCCCGGACGCTGTCGAAGCTTTGGATGACAGGCTCTCCGAATTGAGCAAGGGTTTCAATATTCTTGCTGGGCCAGGCCGCAGTTTGGCTAAATCACGCGATCTCTTGAAGCGCTTCAGCGATGCATCTTTAGATGCCGGTGATTCGGTACGGGTGGCGCGAGATGATGCGTTCGCTGCAGCTCGAGGGTTCGACGCTTCCGGTTCGAGCGCTCAAGAATCCGTGTACGGATACAATTCAGCTACCGGAAGCTTAGAGTTGCTGGCCGGCGGATACGACGTCGCTGGAGATGCTGCCTTAGATTTCGCCGGAGATGTCGCGCAATCGGCCGCCATCGGCGCGCAAGCCGCAACGGCTATCGGCGTCGCCATGGGACAAGTTCCAGAGCAAGCACTTAATGCCATTAATAAGCCATGGTATTTCGAGATGCTCGATCGCATCAAAGAGGTTGGCGAGGAAACCGGCCGTACGTTCGGTGGAGGCGGAGCGACAGATCGAGCCTTCGATGCATTCGAGGAGCGCGTGACTGAGGCTACGCGCATCGCAGGCGAGAAGATGGATGAGGTCGTCAAAGGCTATTACGACACTTGGCAGAACGCTTACAAAGAAGCGGTTCAGTTTGGTAACGATCTTGCTGCCGGTATTACTGGGCAGCTGAGTTTCAGCAGTGCAGTTGACGCGGCAACCGAAGGCGGCGGCTCCATCGTCGACGCGATTACTGGTCAAGCATCCAAAGTCGGCGACTTCAATCAGCAGCTGATCGACCTTCTGGGTACCGGACTGAGCGAAGAAGCCTTCCAGATGGTAGCCGAAATGGGTGCCGAGCGCGGCTCCCAACTCGCGAAAGAATTGCTCGGCGCTAACGGCGCACAGATGATCGCGGACATTAATAAGGTCGTGGCGGATGCTGAGTACGTTGCTGACCAGATGGGTAAGCTGGCTGCTGAGAAGTGGCGCGGCGCTGGTGTACGGTCGGCGCAGAAGACTTATGAGGGTATTCGCGATAACTTCAAGCGCGGTAAAGGCCCTGCATGGAAAGCCGTCATGAATACGATGGATCGCCTAGCGAAGGATTCAGCTCGCGAAGCCAGGCTCGATGTGTTGATTACGCGCCGAGTGAATGAGGAAGTGACTCGCGTCGTCGAGGAGATCCGGGTTCCGGCTCCGGTGGTGGCCGCGAGACAACCTCAGTATGGCGGAGCCGCTGGCGCGATCGTCACCCGGCCGACGTTCTCGCTGATCGGTGAGGCCGGGCCGGAAGCGTTGATCCCGCTCGATCAAGCACCAGGCGCTTCACCAGTTGGCGGTCTCGGCGGCGGTATCGTCGTCAATGTGAATGCTGGCATGGGTACAGACGGCGCGGAGGTCGGCAGGCAGATCGTCGAGGCTTTGTCGGCTTATGAACGTCGTAACGGCAAGGTGTACGCGAATGCTTAGGAGCGAGTGATATGGCGTATCCGGATAAGATCAACGCGCTGGTGGATGTTACTGCGGATCAGACGTTGGCGGCGGGTGGTCATGCTGCGCGTCATAACGACGTGAATGATGCGTTGGATGAGTTGGAGGCGGTGTTTACTGCTCCGGCTGCTAATGAGTTGGCGTTGCGGCCTGACGGGACGACGGAGGCCGTGCGGATTGATTCGTCAGGGAATGTGGGGATTGGGACGACGTCGCCGGGTGCGTTGCTGGATGTTGATGGTGACGCTGAAGTCAATGGCGTAACGGTGGGTCGTGGCGCGGGTGATGTGGATAACAACACTGCTGTGGGTAGATTCGCGCTAAACAGTAATACGACTGGTGCAGCAAATACTGCGATTGGTCGAGATGCGCTTCGTAACAACACCATCGGTATCAACAACACTGCGCTCGGTCGTGAGGCACTGATAAACAACACAGAAGGCGGTAGTAATACCGCGACAGGCATAAACGCGCTGCACAACAACACTACCGGCGACGACAATACCGTCGCGGGTCGTGATGCAATGTTTAGTAATACAAGTGGCAACGGCAATACTGCGATTGGTAGGGCTGCGCTAGCAGATAACACGACCGGCAACAACAACACTGCGATTGGTAGGCTTGCGCTGAGCAATAACACGACCGGCGTCAGCAACAGTGCGATCGGTCTGAGTGCGCTGGTCTTTAGCACGACCGGCGACAGGAACACTGCGACCGGTCAGCAAGCGCTCTACAATAACACGACCGGCAGCGACAACACTGCGATTGGTTGGCAAGCGCTCTACAATAACACGACCGGGTTCGACAACACCGCAATTGGACGCGATGCAGGCGACACCAACACAAGCGGCCACAACAATACGTTCATCGGTCACGACGCGGTAGGCGCATCCGCCACCGCCAACGACACCATCACCCTCGGCGACTCTGCAATTACTACTCTGCGCTGCCAAGTCACCACCATCACCAGCCTGTCCGATCGGCGCGACAAGAAAAACATTCAGCCGATTGGTGCTGGCTTGTCGTTCGTGGAGCAACTTGAGCCTGTCGCGTTCGATTGGAACATGCGTAGCGGCAAGAAGGTCGATGTGCCGGATATGGGTTTCATTGCTCAGGACTTGTTGCAGGTGATGGAGGACACGGGTGTAACGGTCCCGAACCTTGTTTCACAGGAGAACCCTGACGCGCTAGAGGCAGGGTATGGCGCGTTGATTCCGGTGCTGGTGCAGGCGGTCAAGGAACTGTCGGCAGAAGTGAAGGCATTGAAAGAAGGTAAGTGATGGATGACGTTATCGACCCGGCTCGACATTACGCGGCTGCGATGGATTCAGTGAACCTGATCCACGCGCTACTCGCTGACCCTCCCTCGGACATGAGCAGTGAGGAAGTCACGGACACGATTAGCAGGAACGTGGAGCATCTGCGGATCATGGTTGGTAAGGATTTCTGGACGAGCGAGGATTTGCAGCCGTTCCACGACGCTATCGCCGCTGGCAAGGCGTAGGAGTTTTAGGTGGCGACTCGTCCGACGGTGGAGGTGGCGTTCTCTGGCGGCACCTACGTTGATGTGTCGTCATTCGTTCGCTCGGTGAATGTGCGGCGCGGTAAGCGTCGTGAGTTGGACGACTTCGATGCCGGGTCCGTAAACGTGGTGTTGGATAACCGGCTGCGCACGTTTGACCCGACGAACATCGGCACCCTGTTCAACGATGACACGGTGATCTTTGATGACACGGTGAACCTGTTTGACGGTGTGGGTGAGGGTTCGATTTATGCGCCGGACGTGAAGCCGAGGAAGCCGGTGCGCGTGACCCTCGGCACCGCCGACGTGTTCGTGGGGACGATTGACGATTGGGACTTGGACTTTGACCTGTCGGGTGACGCGACGGCGGTCATCAAGGCTAGTGATGCGTTCACGGTGCTGGCGGGTCAATCGTTGGCGGCGCAAACAGAGTCAGCGGAAAAGACCGGCGCACGGGTGGCCGATGTGTTGGATGAGATTTCGTGGCCTGCCGGTCGCCGGGAGATTGACACCGGCCTGATGGATCTCGGCGCGAACACCCTGAACGATAACACCGATGTGATCCGCTACTTGCAGACGGTCGCACGCTCGGAGCCGGGTGCGTTCTTTACCAACAAGTCCGGTGACCTTGAGTTCCGTGAGCGGACGGCGTTGCAGATCCTCACACCTACCGTGTTCAACGATGACGGCACCGGCCTTCCCTACTCCGACATCGTGGTCGAGTACGGGTCCGAGTCCCTGTTCACGGACATCAGCATTGAGTACGTCGGCGGCACCGCTACCGCCACCTCGACC